TTAAGCATAACTAGATTTCCTAAGTAGTTATGTTATAATACCAACACATTCACAAGAGGAGTACCATGTATGTAAACTTAGACGAGAGATACTTGTCGTATCTACAATCAGATAAGAAGTTTCATATAGATGGTGTCAACGAGAAACTTGTTAACTATGGTTGGCATTGTGATGGTAACGAGATTAAGGGTCACTACGTTACCACCGAGAATCATAAACTATTTTATGATTTAGATAATAATTTCAAAACAAAAGAAAGCATTAAGCAACCAACCCTGACCTAAATATTAGTGTAAGTATAGGTACTTATTATGAAAACAATAGAAGATCACATTCGACATGATAAAGAGTTGATTGACGATCCAACAGTTAATGCTGCTGCCAGAAGGCATTATAAAGATGAATTACATGAGTTAGAAGAATATGTAGAGCATCACAAGTCCGAAATAGATGCAGGAGATCATCACGATCCTAATTGCTTAGAGTTGTTCTGCGATACACATCCAGATGAACCTGAGTGCTTAGTATATGATGATTAATATCATATAACCACAAGCTTTGTACCAATTTAATAACTGTCATAAGACTCCTTTACAGGGGTCTTTTTTGCTTATATAATATAAGAGTAAATTCAACTAACGCAAGCGTTAGAGAATCCATGAACAATTTTTTCAAAGAAGTCTTAGAACTTCCATACAAGTCCAATTCACAGGACAATCCTTTACATGAACTACAGGTAGAGGCATTACTCAAGAAACATGGATTCAACTACGTTGCTCAACCTAATGGAATACAGGCGAGTCCTGATTTTAGAGTAACACTTGATAGTGGTAGAACTGTTGATATTGAGTGTAAGTCCTCTAAACAAACCTATCCCACATACAATGGTGGTTTACCTAAGAAGGGTGTAGTTTACATATTCAGCAGTAAGAAGTATAATGATACTACTGTATTCTTTGCTGATGATATAGTATCTGATACAAAGAGAGATCTTTATCGTGGTTTACTTCATAGATTGAATGAAGTATTGGTAGAATATCAAGAGGATGAGGATTGGAAAGCGGATGAGAGAGGTTTTGACTTCTATATCCGTAACATGTATGTTCAAAATGGTGCTGGTAAGAAGGATTACTTTACACATACTGATCGTCAACGCTGTGAGGAAAATGTACTCAATCATAAATGGTAATTGTCAAGAGGTTCTCTCCACTTATGGAGAGAATACCTTTCATTCGTGTATAACTGATCCACCATACGGCATGGGGATGGATGAGTGGGATCACTCAGTACCTAGCATTGAGATATGGCGAGAAGTCTATCGTACACTAAAACCTGGCGGATTTTGTTTATCATTTTGTAGTCCAGAATTATATCATAGAATGGCAGTTAATGTAGAAGATGCTGGTTTTATGATTAAGGATCAGATCATGTGGATGACTACAACTAAGATGCCAAAACATAATAGATTGAAACCTGCCCATGAACCGATAGTTGTTGCTCAGAAACCTTATCTAGGTTCACTAAAAAGTAACTACGAGAAATGGGGATGTGGATTAATTGATACTGATACAACTAGAATTGCATGGGAGAAGGAACCACCAAAAGGATGGGTGAAGGGTGGTGCTAAACGTAGAACATTTGGTCGAGAAGGTAACACTACAGGTGGTGGTAAAGAATATGGTACGGTTGACGCTAATCCTAATGGTAGATACCCATCAAATATAGTTGGTGAGGTACAGAGTGAACACCAGAAGTATTTCTATGCCCCTAGAGCAACCCGAAAAGAGAAGGGAAGTGATAACGATCATCCAACTGTTAAACCGATTGATCTAATGGCATATCTGATTAGAGTGTATGCTCCTACTGGTACAACTGTATTAGATCCCTTTTGTGGATCAGGTACTACAGGTGTAGCAGCAGTTCAAAATGATAGAGACTTCGTTGGTATTGATCTTAGCAAACACTATACTGATATAGCAACCAGACGGTGTGCAGTTGAAGAAGTGTCACAAGAGTGGTTGAATCCACTTGAACAGGTACTATAATAAGCACATGGGAAACAAAAGAGGTTCCTAACTACCTGACA